TATTGTTTCTTGAGAACCAAATGCCATTGCCATTTGTCTAATCTCATGCTTTGGAAACCATTTGGTAACCATACCTGTCCAATAATCCGATACTGCACATTCGGTTTGAGCAAATCCCAAAAGAATATTTCCAACTAAATGTTTTTCCGATTCGGTTAAATTTTCATTCCAATCCTTTACATCACCTTGCATTGGTATTTCAGTATGCAACCAAAATGCCTGCATTTGTAATAACCAACCTTCGTTATAATATTCAGGATATTCGAATGGTTTATATGGAACTCTTTCCGTAAATAATTTGCTCATATTTTATTTTTATTATGTTTGAAGTGTAGGTATAACTATCTGGTCATTTAACATTTTTTCTATTTTCTTTAGAAAATTTTATATGACTTTTTTCAAGCTATCCCATATTCTCTACATACTTTTTATGTAATAATTTTTTCTCTAAATTTTCACCATTTTTGGAATCTTTTGTAGCAGTCATACCATCAACTGATGCTGCCGCAAATACATCCATAATTCCGTGAAACGTATCAATCTTTGCAGGGAATGTCATACCATCTGGACCGAATCTATTTTTTACAATGTGAATACGACCTGTGTTTGATAACTTATCTTTGGTCTTTCTACTCACACTCATAATGAAATCGGCAGTTTGTACTTTCTTATAAGAATCACCAACTGAATCTGCCCCAATCACTTCATGATCGATAGCTGCTCGGTTTGTTTGGGTTGCTGTCCAAATAGGAATACCCATTTCTCCACTCAATCCTCTTAACTCCTCATAGATACCACCTAATTCAGCGTATAACCCATCTCTATTACCATTGCCTGATTTTAATAAATCAGCGTAATCAATAATGATTAAATCTGCTGAAAATCCTATTTGCTTTAACTTTTCAATATGAGCTGCAATAGTTTTAGAAGATGCGAACTGTGGTGGATAGTACTTAATACGAACTCTGCCTGATGTACCTTTAATCTTTCTGATAATTTCATCCTTTCGTTCTTTATGTTCTGATGTTTGGATTCCAGTCAAAATTGTAGTGTATCTTTGTCCTACATAACTTTCAGATAATTCCAATGAATAGTGTAAAACATTTTTACCTTTTTGTAATGCTGAACATGCTATCTTTGATAAGAACCAACTCTTACCAATACCCGATGGCGCCATAACAACTCCTAATTCGCCGGGTCCTAATCCACCATCCATCAATTCATCAATTACCTCCCATCCTGTGGATACTGAATTACGTTTAACATCTTCCATTATCAGTTCAAATTCATCGATGTAGTCCATACCTAAATCGGATTCTACACCCACTTTAGATGCTGCCATCATTGTATCTATAATCTTATCATAGTTACCTGCTTTAAGTAAGTCTACGGATTTTAGAAGGGCGTCTTTTACTTTTTGATTTTTGGCGAATGTAAGATATTCTTTTTTTACATATGGTATGTCATCCGCACCTACCTGTAAATAAACAGCTTTAAGTTGGTCAACTACCGTTTGTTTTAAACCTTTATCCTCAATACTTCCAACTTTAATTTTGAACACTTCCATTGTAGGAACTGCACGGAATTCGTTGAAGTAATTTTGTACTTCATCTACAATCCATTGGTTTGCTTGTGATTCAAAAAATGCCGGTTTAGTGATTTCAGTTACCTGTTCAAGAAACTTAACATCCGTTATAAGAGAAGCAACAACTTTAGATTGATACGATTGGCCATATTTGACTAGTGTATCGATTGCTTCCATTATTTTTTATTTTTCTTTCTTGCTAATTTTTTTTCTTCAATTGAAAGTTCTTCAGTTACTACTTCAACTACTTCCTGTTTAACAGGTTTACGAGTTGCAAGTTTCCATTCACTTTTGGGTATAAACATCCATACACCACTTTTTACTTTTTCATCCGCATCTATATTATCAGTTCTACGGATTTCGCCTAAATTATAGGTCTTTGTTTGCTTTACAGCTCTAATACACTTCATATGTTGATTCCATGTTTAATTGTTATTGAATTACCATTAAGATTTCTGATTCTCTTAATAAGATGTATTTGTTTCCACTTACTTTAATTTCTACTCCCTGATGATATGGTGGGAGAATTACTTCATCACCTACTTTTACATTCATTGGTATTAATGTTCCACTTTGAGTGTATATACCAGGCCCTATTGATTCTACAATAGCTCTCTTTACATCTTCGGTTTTTGCACTATCGGGAATAATAATACCACTTGATGTGGTTTGTGGTGCACCTTCTAATTCAGTTAGGAGAACTCTATCTCCAAGGGGTTTTGCTAATCTGTCTGCCATTTGTTTAAAATTTTGCTATGTGAGAAAATGTGGATTGTAACCAGTCCGTAACATTTGGAAACGAATCCAATATACGAGTTTTCAATCCGATTTTTAAAAATTCCTGCTTACTAAACTTACCTACTGGTTCTTCAAATCTATCCATAATTTTGATTCGAAGATTGCCACTAAATGTTGGTTCAGATAATTGCATCAATTTACGATTTCTTTTTAATATTTCCAAATTATTTTCAAATAAATCATGCGCTTTTGTTTTCTTTGTTTGAGTTTTAATGTACTCTAACATAGATTCCGTAGTTTGCAATTCTTCATCTGCTAATATTGGAAATGATTTAATAATCGTTTTTAATCCTAAACCACTAATACCTTCTACGTTATCGGATTTATCACCATCAATCATTCTGAAATTGATAAAATTATGTGGATGAACACCAAACTCTTCTTTAACTTCATCAATATTATAAACTTTCTTTTTAGATGGCGAATATACACTCACATCCTTGTTTATTAATTGTAAGAAATCTTTATCGGTACTCATTATAATAACCTTTTCATTTTCTTTCTTCAATTGAGTAGCAATGTATGCCATAACATCATCGGCTTCAATTCCATCGTAAATCATAATGGTTACGGGTAAAGCTGAAAGTAGTTCGCCTAATCCAACCATTTGGCGTTTCATAGATTCACTTTCTTCTTCAGGATTCATTTCAACCGAAGCGGCACGATTCAATCTCATTTTGATTTTGTTCTTGCCTCTTTCGGATTTATAACCCGAATATATGTCCTTTCTGCTTTGAGAACCCCCTTTACCATCGAATACTACGACTACTCTTGTAGGGTTTAATGTACGGATGGCGTAGCCGATACTTTTTAAAGTACCGACTATTCCTCCAATGTGGTCACCATTTTCATTAAGATTAGGTGCTGTTGACCAAGAACGAATGAAGGTGTTAAGACCATCAATAACTAAAGTTTTTGAATTACGTTGTAAATCACCGAAACTTTTATGTTCTTCATCTATTTGTTTTAGTATATCTAAATACTTCTTATTAATCTGACTCATTTGTTTCGTCCGTTGTAACTTCAACTTCTTCCGAATTCGAATTTGAATTTGATTTGTATTGTAAAATTTGTGCCTCACATATTCTACGATATATTTGGTCTTTTAATTCATCACTTTCTAACATCTTAGGGAAGTCTTTAGATTGAAATTTCATAATTTCTCCCGTATCGATATCGGTATACTCATACCAAGCTCCACCTTGCTTTACAATTTTTGAATCTTTCATAACTGCTAACCATCCACCATAGTTATCAATACCTCTATCAAAGAAGATATCGAAATCTGCGTGTCTTAATGGTGGGCCCATACGATTTTTAATAACCTGTGTACGAACTTTGATACCTACGATTCTATCACCAACTTTAAGTTGTCCCATACCCTTTAATCTCAATCTAACCGAAGCATGGAATGCAAGTGCTTTACCACCCGATGTTGTCCAAGGGTCGCCAAACATTGCGTTCATTTTTTGTCTTAACTGATTTGTGAATATAAGTGCAATCGATTGTCTACCAATCATATTGGTAATCTTTCTCATTGCTTTGGAAATAATAATAGCTTTACCAGTCGCAAATCCATCTTTATCATAATCAGCTTCTAATTCTAATTTTGTTGATGCTGCTGCTACTGAATCTACTACAATTGTAACTAATCGGTTCTTATCACCCGTTCTTACTTTTTCAATAATTGTTTCACATGCTTCAAAAATACCTTCAACGGTATCTACTGAAACATAAAGGAGTTTGGAAATATCCACTCCAATTGCTTCTAAAAATTCTCTACTAACTGCGGTTTCCGTATCAATCAATACTGCCACTCCACCTTTCTTTTGGGTTTCAGCAAGGAGATGGGCGGAGAGCAGAGATTTTCCACTCTGCTCTAAACCCGTAATCTCAGTAATACGACCAACTGGCAATCCACCATAAGGACGATTAGAAATTGCTACATCCAACATTGCGTTACCCGTAGATAACCAATCTTTAACATTTGTAGGGGCGTCGCCTCCTTCATCTGTCAGGAAGTATGCAATCTTACCATCCTTATTTTGTTTGTTTAGAGAATCGGCAAGTAAACTTGCTAAATCTTCTTCTCTTTTTGCCATTGTAACTTTTTAAATTAGTTGTTAAATAAATCATCGAATGCCGATGCTACATCATCTTTTGGTTTTGGAGCTTGTTTAGGAGCTTCATCTTCCCAAGGTAAATCATTTGGCAAAGAACCAATACCTACGCCTGGAATTTCTTTTACCTCAGATACGTTTGTAGGCTGTGTCTTTGGTTTCGGAGCTTCCAATTCTTCATTGATTGGATTATCGTTACCATTTGCTCCAGCCGAAGGGTTTAACCAATTTTCCAACACACCTTTCAATTCAGCGTAAGATAATTCTGAATACAATTCAGTAATTTCTTTTTGAGAATCTAACATTTGTTGAACCTGAGCTGCATCATCTAAAATTTTAGATGTAGCCGGTTTAACTCTGATTGTAGTTGTTGGATAAGCTGCATTTGATTCTTCAGCTGATACTACTTCCAATACGATATCTCTACCAGAAGTTGGGTCAGTAATATCTCCGTAATCCGGATCAGCGATATATCCTAAGATATCCTGATAAACCGTCTTACCAAATCCCCAAAACTTAACACCTTCACTCTCTTTACCTCTTACGATAACAGGTGCGAATGTTCTTAATTTTGGCTCCATTTTCTTACCTGCTTTCCAATCATCAGTATCACCTGTACGTTTAAGTTTTTCTGCAAACTCTACGATTGGGTCAGGTCTACCAAATGAGATAGGACTCAAATAAGTTTTGTTGTTAATGTTGTAGTGAAAATACAATTCGATAAAAGGATTATCCTTATTGAATTTGTAAGGTACTAAACGGATTTGAGATTTTCCGTTTGCCGGTTTCCAAATTGAATCCGACTTCTTTGTGTTGTTTTGAAGAGAGCTAAATCTCTTCAGTGCTAATGAAATGTCCATTGCTTTTTTTGTTTTAAGTTTTAGAAAATTGTTTTTAAAGTTGAGGTTTATATCGATATATTCCTATATTTAAATATAAACTTTTTGGCTTTTGTTATAACAAAGATACAACTATTTTTTGTTATTACCAAACTATTTTGTAGATAAGTTTTTAATCTTTTCACTATATAATGTTTCGGTTTTTGAATAAGCATTTGGCTTACTTAAACCAACAACCATCTCCGTTCCTCCACCACTATGAGCTTCAATATGAGCGTTTACAGTTTTACCAGAATCAATCTGTCCCCATGTTAATGGTGCTCCTGTAAATGCATCTTTCTTACCACTCTTTGTAGCTGATATTCTTTTATTCTTTAAATTCTCTGTTCTCTTTTTTTCAATCAAACGAATAACACCAGCTTCAATTAACGATTCCAATCTAATATCAAATTCACTACTAAGCATATTATGCTTTTTGTTCATGTTTTCTTTATTGTGATTGCTATTAGCTGCTGCAAATGAGTGAGGGTTTTTATAATTAACCATCTTATTTGTTTGTGGTTTAAATACTTGCTGAATGTTTCCATCTGCATCTACCACCCAATAATCTCTTTCTTCTAAGTCTCTAACTATGTCAAGCATACTATCACAAAATAACTTAGGTTGTAATATTTCAACAACTTTTTTATCATTGTTTAATTTCCAAGTTTTACCCGTAAGTGCATTTGAATACAAAATGAACATATTAACATAATCAGACCAAGACCATCTAATTAACTTTTGTGTTTTCTTTTTCTTAGAAGCTTTTTTAGATTTAGTATCTGATGTATATACTTCAAAACCACCAATAGTTATACTTTTAACTATATCTTTAATTTTCGATTTATCATCGCTTGATAATGAAAAATCATAAGAAAACAAATTATCTAATGCGTCGGATGTTGTAAAATCTTTTGAGCTATTATCTTTAACTAAATGTAAATAATAATTAATTAAATTTGATAATAATAGCAAATGACCTTTTTTAAGGATTGATTTTTCATCACTACCTTTAAGTGAATCCATTTCATTAAAAAATAACCAATTGTTTGGATTGAGTTCCTTGTTTGTTATCTCTCTAACAAATCTAGCAACATCACTCATTGAACAAATTCGTATTTCCATTGGAAACAATTTTAAGCCTGAGTTTGTACTTACAAAGTGCTGTTGTAATCTTTTGATATCACCTGTTTTGATAATTGTTACCAATATAGGTCTTTTGTAAATATCGTTTTGCAACGCATCCGGTAATTGTTGAAATGATTTACCAATTACATTTTGAGGTAAGTTTGTTTTTGAATCTATAAACAAATCTGCAAATCTAGCATCTGTAAATATAACTTTTTCTTCTAAAGTTCTACCTGGTGTACCTGGAAAGAAAAATCCTTCAATAACATCATCTCTATGCTTACCATCGATTAATAAGTATTTTTTACCATCTTCCAAAAATTGTTGGAAATAATTGTAACTCTCATTCAATGCATTTATTTTTTGAATATCATCTTCATCCGTATTTTCTAATTGCTCTTCAATTTCATCTACTATTGATTGAATATCTGCTATTAGAATTAAATCCTTAACGGCATTTCCCGTAACTAAATCGATTAAATACGATTGAATTGAAGCAGGTAACCATCTATCAAATATACGTTGTACTAAATCATCATCTACTGCTAAATATGGATGATACTCATCAATATAGGTTTTTAAATCCATTTTTTTGGATTCCATTGCCGAATTGTAATTGAGATTGTAATTATACATAAAGATTTCAGTTTGATTTTCCTGAAGTAATTTGATGTACTTTTCGATTTCTTTATCTTTAGAAATCTTTGCTTGTAGCGTTTTGCTTAAAGTCATAATTGTTTGTTTTAAGTTTTAAGTTTTAAGTGTTATATAAGTAAATATACGACAATTTTTTGACATTTCCAAATATTTTAGTGTCTTTTTTATAACTGATTGACTACCAATGGATTATGAAATCCACTCGTAGCCATTCTTTGTGAATTTAATTTCAGGAATAAGCCTTAAAGCGTTCCTATATGTGTTCCATTTGATACGAACACCCCATCCCATATACTTTAGAATATCTTCTTTTGTAACAAATCCTTTAGTTTTGATGTATTCTTTGATTTTACCCAACGATTCGGTATCACTCATTACTTTCAAATCAAATACATTTTCCCAACTATTAAACCATTTGGCAATTCTTTCATTCCAAACCATATTTTTAGCCAATTCGGTTGTATCATATGTAATTGGATTATCTAACATCTCATTGAATCGTTTAATGAAATCTTCTCTACCATCGTATAGATATGGATACGGGTCAGTTGCTACACTAACCATTTCAGGATAACATAAACCATTTGGAAGTAAATAAGGACATCCTACTGAAAAACCATCGGTTGTTGAAATACTCCAAGCTGAATATGTTTGAAATGTACCTACACCAAATTTAACTTTAGATAAGAAATTCATATATTCATCTCTACCAGTCAATTTAACTCTTTCATTCCAAGGCCTATCTATTTGTGCTAATGTAGTATATACTTTGAAATCTTGTCTTTTTTCCCAAATTTCATCAACACATTTTACAAACCATTCCCATCCCGTATATCCGGCATCTCTATGATTAAAAATTACAGTCTTGTCCGTATAGTCAGATACATTACGGGGATTGACTCTATCAACTCCCAAATAATGGGGTTGGATGATAGTTTGTAACTTATCCAATACATCTTGGTTATAATGTTTTGCTGCATGTTTAATTGTAAGTTGTTTTAACCAATCACTATTAACACCACACTCATCCATTTGTAATAATCCTGCCACCGATGAATCTAACATATTTTTTGCATATGGAGCATTTTCAGGCACTTCGAACCAATGTGAGTATCCAATAATTTTTGGAGCTATGTTTGTATTATTAAATATACAATTTGCTATTTGATTTGTATGTTCTGGTAAGTGTGTATAGATGATATCCCAATCGTTTCTTTTCCAATCTACGATTTTCATAAATTGAGTTGAATCAAAGTGAGTACGCATTTGATTGATGTATGTAGGTAAGGCATAAATCCTTTGTTCTACATTTGGAAAGTTTAGTGATTTAACAAATTCAGGTATAAGGATTGTAAAGTGAATCTTCCATCTTTCACTCATAAACGGAATAACTCTACGAAGTACCTCAACCAATGAATCGGCTTCTAAGTTATCTCTAAATGTATAATTTCCGTAAATCAATATCTTATAATCATATTGCTCGGTTTCATACTTATCTACTAAAAATTTACTAATATCCATATTACAAATATAACACTTATTTTTTACAATTCCAAATTATTTTGCCCATTTTCCTCTATTCACTAATTGTGAAATTACGGAATATACAGCAAGGTCTTGGTATGTATCTTCGATTGATTCACCTACTTCATCCGGCTGACCTAATACAACCATTTGTTTTAATCTATTGATTTTATCATTTTTTCTGAACCACAATCCACTTAGGGATAATTTAATATCTTCTTTTGTTTGCAAAGGTGTACCTACGGAAATATTACCAGGTCCATAGTTTCTTTGTTTCTTACAAAATGTAGTATACATTTCGTCTAAAATATTTTTGAATTCATCACAGGTTTGTGGATACACTTCTTCGCAATATACAATTGCTGATTGTTCTGGTTGTACGTCTGACATAACTTATTTTTTATTTATTTGATTTCCAAAATTGATACCATTTCTTTTTATTAACTACCGGCTTAGCAAATGGCTGAGTATTATCCCAAATATTTACCATTCCACCATATCTAACCATCATCATTTGGCAAAATAATTGATGATATGCGGATGGTATCCCTTCAAAATCAGCCAATATTTTTATATCCAATGATATACTTTCCCCATCTCCTATCATTAATTTTAAATGGTCATGCATTTCAACAATAGTACTACTTTTTATTGTCAAATGACTTCCATCTCCAATATAAAATTCCCCCTCTTTTTGTTTTGGTACCATAAATTATTTTTTTAATCCCCACTTCTTTTCCAACATACCATAGTAACGTTGTGTCTTATTCCCGTTATATAGGAAATATACTAAATGGATATCACACCAAAATTCGATTTTTTTCAGTAACTTTTTCATTTTCTTGTATTTTAGATTTAATTTTAGTTCCTAATGCGCAGATTTCATACTCCTCATATTCAATCAGAGTTTTAATATTTTCATCAATAAGTTCTATGAATTCTTTCTTGTCTACTGATAACGAAATGCAAACAAACCCACCTATTATAACTTTGGCGAATGTAACTTTTTTTCTCTTCTTATCTACCCCATGTGCAATTGCCTCAATGATAGCCTTAGATATTTCCTTTCGATGTGTTTCGAAAATATCCTGCGGATTTGGGGTATGTATTTCTAATACTTTGAATTTCATATTCACAAATATAAGAAATAATATTTACTTTTCCAAATTTTCAGTATTAAAACTTTTGAAAACTTTTGTAGGGATTTTTTTATATCCTACATTAGATGTGGTTAATATACAATTTCTAAATTCTTCCCAATCAATAATATATGAATTATCTAATTGTCCACCTGTTTTAGATTTAACAACTTCATTTAAAGCGTTAATTGTATAGATGGTGTTTGATTGCTTCTTTCTATGAACTAAAATAGTTTTCCATTCGGAAGGGATAGCAGATGAACCTTTCTCTACATTAAAAGTAATGAAAGCTTCTTCAGGTCTTAGTTTACTTTCTAAGATGAAAACGTTTGGGTTTGTTAGAATATAATTTGTTAATATAAAATTAACTGAATTATCTAATTCCTCCTTTGTCGTAAATAGGCAAAGTAGTTGTGTATTCATTATCCGTAAATTTCTTTGTTAGCTTGTTCCAATATTTTGGCAAAACGCCTATCTAATTGCATTTCAAATTTAATCTGACCACCATAACCTACACCATCTTCTCTAACACCAATTGTTGCAATAGGTATTACTTTCTTAGATGTACCAGCTCTATATGCTAAATATGGTGGTTCTTCGTTTGTAACAGCAACTAATCCTTGTTTAATTAATTCAAAATCAGATGTATTAAATATTTTTGTTAAAATTGCTCTATCTAATGAGTTAGGTCCAATTGCCATAGATTCTTCACCCTCACCAACTGCTTTCAATGGAAACTCTTGTCTAATAGATTCAAGCATACCTTGCTTTAATTTTTTATTAGTACCCAATGCAGTTATTACTGCTTTTTGATGTTCTTTATGATTCTTTTGTACTAAATCTAAATATTTTTTAGAAGCGGTATCTCCCTGCTTTGCAGCTGAGGTTATAGATGCCATTACAACTTTATTTATATCTCGTGAACCTTTGCCAGATTGTAATTTAGATAATGCATCTTCTAATGTCATTTTTTTAGCTTTCAAAGTAGCTTGTAATTCTTTATCTTTCAAAGCTGCTTTTTTCAAAGCTTTGATATTTTTAGAACCAAATGTTAATAGGTTCTTTCTTTCCGATTGTTGATAAACGTTTGGATTGATGTTATCTGGCAAATTCTTATCCCATTCTAATAATTTACCTGTACCTGAATTTAAGAAGTTTACTGCTGTTGATTTCTTTAAAGATACTTCATCTAAAATAGATTCACCATTTTTAGTTTTTATTTTAAAGTATGCATCAGTTGAAAATCCTTTGTTCTTTTTATAATCCGCTAACCCCATTGCTTCCACTTCACCTTGTGTATCCCATGCACCTGCTTCAATTGTTGCTCCAGGATATTCTTTACCCAATCTACTTCTAATAGCTTTTCTATTATTCATAGCCGCAACAATCCAAGATTTAGTTACAACTCTCGTTCCTTCACTTTTTAAATTAGGATTCTTAGCTAATTGTGCGGATTCATGATCCAATAATGATTTATAAAATGCAGCTGCAGATTTATCATCCATAGTAGTACCAATCATAGTCATCAATTCACCCGCTTGTGCTGAAATCTGTCCGGCTCCACCTGGTAAATCCGAAAAATGCGACCATTTAGCAGTTTCACCAGTTGCTTTTGTGTTCATCATTCTTTCTAATGCTTTTAAGTGTCTTGGTGGAACTTTAGCATTTTTGATTACATCATTTGGTATTTTATACGGCGGAGGAGGAGGCCCTACTTGAAATTTCTTATTCTTAGCTGAAAACGTTGCATCATCAGGTTGTTGTTTTGATAAAAATGCTTTACTACGCAGAGTATCTACTTTAGCAAGAGTTTTATCTTTACCACCAATCATTCTTTGTTTTCCACCTGCCGCAGGTTTTGATGGTTTATCAAATACATTTGCACCAGTTCCTTTACCAAATACATTTGCTCCCTTTACAGGTGCAGGTGCTGTTGATTTATCGGATGGCAATTGTCCACCATTTGCTTGTTTAGCTTTTTGTATTTCTTTAGGAGTTGGTTTTATGTGTTTAGATGGGTCCATCTTTTTAACCACATAAACGTTACCTGTTTTTTTATTCTTTACAACATCTTCTTCATTAATATAAGAAAAATATACTCTAGCCTTCTGAGCCATTTCATTGGCATCAGAAATACCATTTTCTCTTAATATTTCTACTAATTTTGTAACTTGTTCCTCTTTAGTTAAATCAATAATACCATTTTCTACACGATATTCTAATTCTTTTAGGATTTCTTGGAAATTTATTGACATCTATTTTTTTATTAAAATGAATTTTGTAATTGCTTTGCGAACTTATCACCATATTTCTTTTTAGCCTGTACTAATAAGTTATTCAAAATTGAACTTCTATATTTAATTAAAGATTGTGGCATATGACCTTTCAAATTATGATATTTTTGAATTTTTTCCATTTCAGCAGTAGATGATTTATCACCCATCATTTTTGCTAATGCCATTACTGCACCATTGTGGTCGTTATTATCGGTTAAATCTGCTATATCTTTGATGGTTGCTTTTAATTGGTTATCATATTTAACAGCATCTTTTGGATTATTTTTTTGCAACCTATATTGTAGACTGCCAGCTGGATAATCTCCACTTTTATCATCCGATTTTTTATTATCACCACCACCGAATACTGATGTTCCTTTTACAGGTTCAGAATTTTGAGCTGCTTTACCTGCTGTTGTAGGTTTACCATCTATTGTTACTTTAGTATCAGGTCTTAATTTATGTTGTTTATTATATGCATCAAATGCATTCTGATTTCTAAA